CTAAGTCGCGTTCCGCATCTGCTAATTCAGTTTCGGCCTCAAAGAGCGCTTCCACTCCCTTGCGGGTCATCGCTGTTAGCTCCTGCAAGCCCTTCACTATCTCTGAGGGCAACATTGATAGCCTCCATTCGCTCTAACAAATTTGCTCGCCAGAACTCGACATTGCAATCATTTCTTCTGACTGCCTCCAGGTACGCCTGTAGAAGCTCCTGAGCGCTTGCCTTCATTACCTGAAAGTCGTTCTGCACGATTCTTCACCTGCTCTAATGTTTTACTGTCCGCGCCAGCGGCTTGGGCTTCTGCCCATAACAAACGTAGCGCACTTACGTCTGATAAGCCGTCTGCCTCTTCAATAAAGTTACGATTAGATACAGGAACTTTTCTCATCTCTTCGCGAGAACTACGTTTATTACCGTGCATCGCCATATTGCTCAAGCCACGCCCGATTGATGACGTTTCTGTCAATTCGGCTGCAAACTGAGATGCACCTTTTTTTTCTGTGGCATAGCCAACCGCTTTGGGCAGTCCTGCGGCTTGGTCTCCGATGTTCAAGTAAATGTACGTTTTGAAAATCCATTCATCATCGTCCGGTACAAGTTCCGTAATAATACGCCCATCTGGGTTATTTTCCAGAAAACGGGCTAAACGGCTTTCGACCATTTCATAATCGTTTGGGTTCCATCTCATTGTCTTTCCCCTTTCACTACCAACCAAGGTTTACTTTTACCCCGCGCTTGTCGTTGCGCGATAGTTACTTTTTCACCATCACGCAAGACAAAACCATATTTTGCCGTCCCCATAGCGTCAAGAATCATTGACTTGGCTTCAAAAAGCATCATGTCTGATTCTACAAAGTTGTTATGTGCCTTTATGAGCACCTCGCCCAGCTCGCCAAGATTTACCTCTGCGCTACCGTCAATGTCGGGATTCATGTACCGGACAGCCTCATAAGTGGTCTTAGCCCCGTCCCACTCAGGGCGCGACACATTTTGTAGATGATCCCAGAACCGAATTGCAGACTCTATCTGGGCATCTATCTGAAAATCGTCGCGATCAACCCATCGTTCTTCATAGTTCCACCCTGCTACTGCGACTATTACCGAACGATTCAAACCGAATACCGACATATAGTGCTGCACCTGTGCAACATAAGCTGGGGGAGTTTCGCCCCAAGTGCCCCGCGATGTTTTGACTTCTACAACAATCCATTCGTCCTTTTCGCTGTCATAAGCAAGCGCGTCAGGATTTGCGTGCAAAAACTCATAATCAGGATGTTGGTAAGTACCCACTTCAAATACTTCATACTCGGGGTGCTCTTCAGCCCACAAACGCAACACAGGCTTTTCAAAAGCTCTGCCGAACCGAATCGACCACGATGACAAAGGTGGGTCAGGTATTTGTCCAGTTCTTTTCGCCCATAAAGCAAAAGCTGACTCCCACGGGTTCAATCCCATGATTGTTCCTATTTCGGAGCCACCGATACCTTGTCCCCTCATGTCGTGCCATTCTTGTGATCCTGCCTCTGCGAAGCCGAGCTTCAAGGCCCGAGTAAACGTGTCGTCCTCAAGTGTTTTGAAAATGTCGTTTTTGTCCATAGGATTACCTTATGACCAACGGCAGACATATCAAAACTCTTTACTTCCAGTTGCAAGAATCAATGAAAGAATTTGACGGAGAGCTTGGCTGCCATCAAGTCCCAGATGTTTTTTTCCCAGAAGACTATAAATCTACTCATATGAGGACAGAAGCCACAAAAATGGCAGTCAAGTTGTGTAAGGAATGTCCGATACAGCTTGAGTGTCTTGCTTACGCGAAAGAAGCAAAAGAAGAGTGGGGCGTTTGGGGTGGCACAACGCCACGTCAGCGTTAGCCGTCTTCTTCTTCCAAGTCCAAAGCAACAATCATAGTGGCGTCTAAAAGTGCCTCAGAGAGCTTCCTAGCCTCTGTCAGGGTCAAAACTAGCTGACCTCCTGAGATTGTGAACGGATTGACAGGTTTTACTACCACTTCGTCTCTATTTCTTTCCGTCTGAAACATTTGTGCCCTCCAATATCCAACCGAAATGTCTACTTGCAGTAAATCACAAACACAAAACAATATCTAGTGTGTCGAGAAACACAAAACCCCTCCTGGCGACGGATACACAGAAGGGGTTTTGTTTAGGAAGGAAATGTCACACAACTACTGACACGATTCGCACTCTACCAGAGATTGCGGATCAACACTACACACAACACCATTTACAACTTCGTCCATCTTTATTCCTTCGCTTTTTTGTCGTACTGTAAAACAGATGTCAAAAGAGACATGACACCCGCCAGAGCTGAAACACTCAAGAGATTTATTATATCTATCTCCAGCACTCCCACAACCCCTGCCGCCGTCAAAGTTGCGATTGCCGTCTGACTTGTAGTTTTTATTGCGCGTTCTCCGGCATACGACCAAAACTTATTCCACTTATCCATCACTGTTTTCCTCCTTATAGGCACGATCTTCCCAGACCGAACCCAGTACATATGTTGATAGAACTAAAGTTACTAATGCTGCGCCAGCGGTGACAAGATCGCTAACGTCAACCCCTGTGCCCATCAAAGTTGCAATGGTGCTCCCAATGAGCATGAATCCGCCAATGCTAAATCCAGCGAATATGTAACGACGACGTATTTTCCAAGAAGGTTTTTTCATGGCATCAAACGTACCAGAAACGGCGCGGCGGCAACTATCAAACCCATTCCGCCAACGACTTGCCATATCCTGCGCTCCAAAGCTCTAATTCTTTTTTCATGGTCGTCAATCTTTTCTTCCGAATCCGGCAACTGTGCCGAAAGCTTTTCCAACATTGACTGGATCTTTTGCACTTGAAAATAAATATCTTTCATACTCACCCTGACAGCGCCGGTGTCCTGATTCTCGGTTGTCACCATTGACCCTCATTCAAGAAAACTTGCAAAGCTCGAACGGTTGTTCTATCAGCTCTGCCGGTGATCCGACCTTTGTAGTATTTTTTCGATTCCAACATTCTTTGAACTGCACGCCAAGTGTTACGACCAATCCTGCCGTCCTCGACAAGTTTCGGATATGTCCTTACAGCTTCTACAGTCGGTTGATCGACATTTTTGATATTAGCGTGTTTGTTGCTAAGTATTTTCTCTGGGTCATAGTCCGTGCCATACCTTTTACTGCGACGTGTTTCGAAGTGAAGGTGAACGCCTGTACTAGCGCCAGTTGTACCCGTGTGAGCGATCATGTCACCTCTATGAACCCAAGCCCCTATGTTCAAGGGCGACGGCTCCCGCAAATGATAGTAAACAGTCCAAACTTTTGGTTCCTTGTGTTGCAGAATCAAGGTGTAACCACCGCCAGTTCGCTTGTTCAGACTGACTCCTTTGTGAACCACCTTGCCATTTGCAGGAGCGAATATTGGCCCATTGTAGCCAACGTCAACCCCGCGATGTTTTTTTCTACGTCCTGTAATCGGGTGACGCCTATACCCATATGGACTTCTAACTTTTTCTCCAAGAGGCCACGGTCTGTCAATTTTCATTTTCTAGGTTCCGCTCCACAAAAACCAGTGCATTTTGACCTGTCCCCGCAAAAGGGGCAACCGATAATCATTACGCCGGATACCTAATAATGCAAATACCCGAGCCACCCGCTCCCGCAACTCCACCGCTACGGTTTCCACCACCACCACCACCCGTGTTAGCTGTGCCCGAAGCGCCTACCACGCCAGAGGTGTCAGCTCCCTGTCCACCACCGCCAGGCGAAGCGGTAATGGTTGTCGAGTTTTGATTGTTTCCACCACCGCCTCCAGCCGCGAAATAATAAGCCGTTGCGCTTCCAATCGTCCGAGCATCCCCAATCGTGGAACCTGCCACAGCAGTAGCGCCTGCGCCTATCGAATCAAGCCGCATACCGATACCGCCGCTACAAGCTCGACCAAAGTAATCACCCGTACTCTGAGAATCCCAATCCCCATTGGCACTTTTCGAGAAGTGACCTGGCGAGCCAGCTCCACCACCACCACCGCCTCTGGTGTTTCCTGAAGTATCCGCGCCTCCGCCATCATGGCCCTGTGCGCCAAGACCATCGTACAAGCCGAGTGCTGAAGTGTCTGTCGCAAGACCCCCGTTACCGCCCGATGAACCACCTGACGCCCCGCCCCCACCTGAGCCTCCGGCTCCACCTTGGTCATTATTCTTCGCACCAGCGCCGCCGCCCTTAGCCGTCAACCCTGCAAACGTAGAATCTGCCCCTGTCGTGCCAGTAGTTCCCGATGACCCTGGTGCAGCACCACCATCGCCAATCACCACTGCGTTTGCTCCAGCAGAAACAGCCACAGTCGTCAGAATCAATCCACCAGCTCCGCCGCCGCCGCCTGAGCTTGCCCCACGTCCACCCGAGCCACCGCCAGCAATCAGCAAACATTCAACACGCCCAGCGGTTTGTGCGTTGAAAGTGCCGTCAGCAGTAAAAATGTGATACTTGTAACCGTCAGACTCGCCCTCATGGTTGCCCCCACTACCGGAGAACCCAGATATGCCAGACACAAGATTAGAGCGACTGAAACCGCCTATCTGGGAGTTACTTAGCCTTGTTACAGACATAAAAGCTCCCCCTAGGAAATCTCAGTACCGAAAACGCTTATGGTCATGTCACCGCTTGAAGCGTATGCGGTTACGACATCGGCAGCATTTAGAGTGATACCTAACGTCAAAGTAGTGCTATCGCTCGCTGGGATAGCCACATCATAAGCAATGTAATGAGTATTAGCGATACCAGCACCATCGGGCCGAAAAGCTAACCGAAAAGAACCAGCCGAAGTAGCTCGGTTAGCGACAATGATCGTACTAATCACAGTCTCAGTCGAAGCAGGAACCGTGTAAACGTCAGTGTTAGTTGTTGCACTCGGCGTTGACTGACCGAGAATCTTGTAAGCGTTAGCCATTTCTTTATGCTCCCATCAGCATGAATGTTTGTTCAAAGCCGCTACTGCCGCCGCCCGAAAAAGTTTCCCAAGCACTCCCATTATAGTAGGTCAATATGTTGCCTGAAGTAAGGTGCGCGTATTGACCGGCAGTCGGCGAAGAGATTGCAGCATCGCGAGCGGTTGCATCTGTAAACGTGGCAATCGCCTGGTCCATTAGATTTGTTTGTACGTTTGCCGCTGTAAGTATTTCATTGACAGCGAAAGTTCTATAGGGCATTATTTTTCCTTTACCAGCTAAGTGTGCCTACATCTAGTTTACCGAACACACTGTCATCCAGCACTATCGGTGAGTACCGTGTTTCTTGGAAACCAAGGTCAACAATGTTTTGTTCAGTGTCTACCGTGCGACCAATCCGGATGACCTCGACATATTTGTCAATCGCATCGCCAACACCATTGGGCGTGAAAGTGACTTCACAAATGTCGCCTATTTCCAAACCGAATATCGCATTTTGTTGCACAGTTGACAACTTTTCTAGCGATAACTGTATGCCTTCAAAACGATACTCCGGCTCAGAATACAAAGAAGCGAGCCCGACGGCAATGTTTACCAAATCAGTGTCATTCGCTAAGTGCATATTATCTATTTTCAAATCCCGTTTGCCATAGGCGTCTACCGAAGCATTATCTACTGCAAGCGCCGCACCACCATCTTTACGAGTCAAATGTATTGAATTGAAAAGCAACTCCGAACCGAAAACCACTTGTATGCTTTCAAAGGGTATCCCGCCTGTCCCGAACGAAACCAAGCCAGAAGATGTCGGAGCTTTCAACCGATCACGAAAGCCTAACTTTCCGTCTTTCGTAATAAACACATAACCTGGGTCAGACTGTGCGACATTTTGAATGTAAGAATAAACATTAGTGTCTGCGGCTACGGCTTGAGTCCCCATATCTACAGCGCCCGTGTCAATATCGCGCAAAGTAGAAGGCCAACTTATCTCAGTTCTATCTAATACAGCATTGATTCTTGCGCCCGCAAGTTGTTGGGTCGGTGTGAAAGCATCCAAGACTTGCGTACTCAAAATGTAAGAAGCATCAAACGCTTTCGCAGAAGCAAGAGAGTCCCCGTCGGGTGTGTAACCCAAGTCCCAGTCTTCAATGAAGCCAGTGAACACAATTAGGTCATTGAAAAAGATTCTTATTTCTCTGCGCGGTGCAATCGCGGTGAAAAATTGCGACGGTGTGTATAGGGGGTCAAAAGTCCTATCGTGGTTATTGAAATCTACTTCGGCGGAGGCCACCGGGAATGTGGCAAAAGCTTGTGTCCTACCACGATTGATTCTGACGTTGCGAACAAAGCTTGTTACATCATAAAAAATAGTTCCGCCCAAACGAAACTCTGTGTTGTCCAACCTCCCTTGAACCGAATCATCAAGCTTGAAAAAAGGCGCAATCGGATTGCTAGATAAGTCAAATCCTATTTCTACCTTCGGCGTAGGGGCGCTCACCCTAAGTCCTTTCGACTTGATCCACCCGGATTATACGTCTGATTTCTGTTTTGGTATCTTTGCAGGGCGGTGGTTACAGCGTCAGGGGTTGAAGAAGTAAACACTCTAATGTTCTGTACCGGCCCTCCAAACGCACCGTTTCCAGCGCTTATAGCAAACGAATTCGGTGCTTGTGCTTCAGGCTGACCAATCCCGCCAGTCAGGGCGAGACCACCCATAGATCGCGCTATGGCTTCAGAGCGTCGTATAGAATCCCTGCGCCTTTGTTGTTGCCTAAGTGCCTGAGCTAAATGCGCTGGTGAATTAGCGCCGAGAGGTCGCCTATCAACAGCGCCGCCGGACCCATCAGTGTCTCCTCCACCAGAGCCTCCACCCGAACCACCGGGGCCAAAGCTCACATTACCGCCAGGAAGTTGTGGCATACGCGACAACGCGGCCTCTGCCGCTGCAATAGCGCGTTCAATACCCGCAACCAGTACTTCCTCAAAAGTGGTAGTGAACGATTCAGCCAGACTATCTGCCATGTTCTCCAGCTCTTCAAGCTGCGAATCCAAACCGTCTACGATGCCATTGACAAAGTTCTCACCCTGTCCAAACATGACCTGAGCTGTGTTCTCTCCAAGCTCAGCGCCGAGAGCATCCAACTCTCCAAACAAAGAGTTCAATTCGTTTATCGTCTCTGACCCGCCTTCGACAAGCGCCTTAGCTGTTTCCCCACCAGCTTCAACACCAGCCTCTACGAGTTGGTTGAACAACTGCGGATCAAGCCCCAAAGCCTTCAAAGCTTTTATGTTCTCTACAAACTCTCTAGTTCGTTCTACAACACTGCGGTAGCCGTCCACTAGCAAGTCAGCTTTACTACGGGCAGTTTCGATAGGCTCCGCAAAGTCACTGATTAGAGCCGTAGAGAACTCTTTCAAGCTCCTACCAGAGTGAACCACCTCAGTAGCAAACTGTACAGCGTTCATGCCCTCTGCCGCGTCCTGTGCATTATCAAGAATTTTGACAATATCGGCAGATTGTCGAACCGAATCTTGAACCGAATTTATTAGTGCGGCGGCAGCATCTCGGCGAGCCAAAAGTTCATCCCGCTGACGCTCAATACCTTGCAAGACACCCAATTCAGTACGAGAGTATTCAAGAAGGTTTTGATACGACTCATCAAGTAACTGTCCGTTGTCAAAAGCGTCTTTGAGTTTTTCTTCGATAGATTCCAAATGCTCCACCGCAGATTGCTCAAAACGACCAAGGTCTCTAGATATAGAGGGCAATATTTCAAACTCTTGAGTAAACTCTTGAAATGAAGCAAGTGCTTCTTCTGCACTCTCTTTGAAGTCGGTGAAAGCGTCGAACTCCGCTTCATAAGCGTCAAGAGATTCTTGAAAACCCTCTCCTGTTTGCAAGAACATTGCCTGTACTTCTTGAAC